CTCTGACGAGGGGCTTGGCCGTCTTGCTTTAGGCGTTCGCCTCGGCTTTCTCGGTGTCGGTCTCCGGGGTGTCCTCGGTCTTCTCCTGAGCGGCAGCGGCCTCAGCCTCGGCATGCTTCGCGGCCTTCTTGGCTGCGGTCTTGGCGTCGCGCTTCGCCTTGGCGTTCGCCGACTTGACATCGAGAACCGCTTGGCTCATGTGGCCGAAGCCGTGGTTAAGCGGGCGGACGCACGGGCCGCTCTTCGTCGGCGCACCGCAGCGGCGGGCGGAATCGGACACGGTGCCCTTGGGGTGAGTGGAGGAATAGCCCGTCTTGACCTTCGGGGTTTCCCTCGACTTGGCCTCGGCTTGCTCGGGCTCGTCCTGGTGGTTGTCCTCGAAGTCGGCCTGAGCCTTTGCCCCGGGGTCGTTGACGTGCTCGAAGGCTTCCTCAGCGGCGCCATGCGCACGGGCAAAGCCCGCGCGCCCTTCGGCGATGCCGCTAATGCCCTGCGCCCTCGGAGCCCCGTTGCTGTCGCGCCCCATGCCGTTCAGCCCGTACTTGAACGGCTCCCGGCCAACGAGGTCCATCGCATGACGGCCGAGCTCCTCAGCGGTTGCCTCAGCGCGCTTGTCCTCGGCGTCCTCATCGGCCGTCTCGGTCTCGGGGTCATCAGCGGGCTCTTCGGGCCGGTCCTCGAACCGGCCGTCGACCTCTTCGTCGGTCGACTCGTCTGCCGTCTTGTCGTCGGCGTGCTCGTCGGCCGTCTCGGTCTCGGGGTCGGCCTGCTCGGCAGCATCGGTCTCAGCCTCGAAGGCCTTGCGGGCCTTGCGGACGACATCGGCCGAAACGGTCTCGCCGTTGTTGCGCGCCTCGAATCGGCTCATCACAAGGTTGTTGCTGACATCCGTCCCGGCGCTCGCGAAGATCTTCATCACGCGGTCGAACTTGCTGCTCATTTGGTGCTCCGTTTATTTGGCGTGTCGTGCTGACAAGTAAAACAATGTCGCGCTTCTCAGCAGGAGGAAGCCCTTTTTAGGCATCGTGTTCGCAACAGCTAAAGTCACTTCTCATCGGCCGTTCTCGGCATCATGGCCAGGATTTTCGCCTGGAAGTCGGCAGCGCTCTCTTCGTCCCAGAAGTCGACCTCTACCGTCACCCGCGCGCACGTGTCCGCGTCGTAGAAGATCGGCTTGGGGTTCCTGAGAGTCCAGACGGGCGCATAGGCGCGGGTGGTCCTGATGTCGTACCTGGAGACCGACCGCGCGCCGCCCTGCTTCTCGGTGCACCGCTTCACGCTGCCGCCAGCCTGGCGCGGTGGCGTGCGTCGGCCGCGCGGTCGCGGGTCCTCTTCGCCTCCCAGGCGGACGGGCAGGTGTTCGCCTTGCCCTTGCGCGTGTCGTGGATGCTCGTGCAGTCAGGGTCGTCGTAGGGGCACACGCCGCGCCGGCGGCTCGTCTTGCGGAGGGAGGCGACCGACAGCAGCGGCTCGGCACCGGGGACAACGCGGCGGTTGGCGCGTGCCCACCTGGCGAACTCCACGACTTCGGCCGCGCGGGCGGCGTCGAAGGCGTGGGCGGTGATCCCCTCGGCGGCGATCACTTCGTGCCGCTCCCATCCCTCGACGAAGGTCAGGTAGAGGATGGGGAACCGCGCGGGGATGCCGGTCAGCGACTGCTCCGCGGTCTCGACGGCGCGCGAGGATTCCGCCCATCCGTCCCACCTGGCGTCCAGGGATTCGGCGATCTCGCCGCCTCCGCGCTTGTCGCGGGCGACGGCTCCCGCTTCCCTGCGCAGGCGCGAGGAGACGTAGAAGTCGACGGCGCGCTGGACGTACCGTTCGCCGCCTTCGGCCTTCATGTCCGCGAGCGCCCCGGAGATGGAGAGGCCGCTGCCGGGGATCAGGCCGCCGAGGATCAGGATGGCTTCGCGGGCGTACTGGTTGATGTCCTCGAACGAGAACGGGGAGGCACAGCCCCGCGTGGTCACGTAGCCGTACCACTTGCGCGTCGCCTTCACGGCGGCGAACTTGATGACCTTGGCGTGCTGGTCGAGCAGGCGGGCCGCGCGCTGGTCGACGCCGGTGTCCGTCACTTGTCATCCTGGAAGGGCAGGCGGCCGGTGGCGAGCGACCGCTTAACTTCGGCGATCTCCGCGGACAGGCTCCGGATCTTCCGGGCGTCTACGGTGTAGGCGATCCAGGCGCCGATCTTCGCTGGCATCTGCGGCGGCACAGCGAGGGCGCGGAGCTCGGAATGCAGATCTTCGAGGTACGCCTCAGTGGCAGCACGGTCTCCGGCAGTCATCGGGGCCTGAGTGAGGATTGCGGTCACCGGGGAACTCCTAAGCGGCGGCGTGGAAGGGATCGCGGGCGGCACTGGCGAGCTCGCCGCGAACGACCCGCGGCCGGGCGGGAGAGGGCTGGGGCACGGGCGCGGCCTTGCTCTTCGCCCTGCGCGGCGTGTACTCGCGCTTGGGCTTGGGCGCGTTCGCGAGCTCGGCCCGCTCGGCCGCCCACTCGGCGGACACGCGGTACATGAAGAGCCCGGCTTCAACGGTGATGAACAGCGCTACCGGCGACCAGGTGGCGAGCAGCCCGCCCGTCATGCCCCAGTGCGCGCCGTAAGCGCCGTTGGCCGCGACGGTCCCCGCGACGCCAACGCCCAGGGCGGCGCGCAACAGCCAGTGCCCCCGCTTGAACCGGGCGGCGAACAGGTTGGCCAGCCCCAGGGCAAGGAGCATCCCGTCGATGCCGACGGGCATGAGCCGGGCGTCGACTCCGTATTCGCCGTAGCGCAGGCCTTCCGCGTAGATGTGCCCGTAGCTCGTCACGAAGTTGATCGCCACGACGGCGAAGACCGTGAGGGATACGGTCCACAGCATGTAGCGGTCCGGCTTTTCGAGAGACCTCACAGGCGTGCCCGATCTCTCTTCTGTTGTGAAAGTTGAAACTGGTTGCGTCATGCCCCTACCTGTAAAGGCTGACGATCACCGTGGGTAATGAGGCAGGTAGTCACGGGCCGCGCGAACGGAGACAGCGTGACCCGGCTTGTCCTCGTGGGTGATTACGCAGCCGGGGTTTAGCTGGACGATCCAGTCAAGGCATGAGCCGCACGGGCCGAAGGACGGCCGGTCAGCGGCGATCAGCAGGCCTACGGGAACGCCTGACGGCTGGGCCGCGAGCATCGATGACAGCGCGTTCACCTCGGCGTGCATGCCAAGCCTGAACTCCAGTTCGATGTTGCAGCCCGGAAAGCAGGCGCCGCCGCTCGTGAGGACAGCGGCGCCCACAGGCGTGCCGGACCGCGGCCTCGAATGGCCGAGAGCGTGCCAGGCGTAGCCGGACAGGGTCACGCGGCCTCCAGCGCCCGCGCTGGCGTGTAGCCCAGCGCCCAGCATGCCGCCTCGTACAGATCGTCAAACGGCTCTTCGCCCGAGACCGCGAAGCCCTTCGACTCCAGGTAGGCCTCAAGCGCCTCGCGGGGCGTGTCCTGTCTCTGCTCGCCGGCAACATCCATATTGGCGATGGAGTCAGAGGAGGGGGTCTCAATAACGTGATGCCGGGTGCGGAGCCAGTTGTTCAGAATGTAGCCGACTTCCCGCACGGCGTACTGAATGCGCTGCGCCTCGGGCCATGTCCACATAGAGCCGATGTGCGAAGCGGGGCGGGCGGGGATGGCCTCCGTCTTGCCGCGCTCGACCTTCTTGCCGTAAAGGTCCTTGCAGCTCCGGGAGCAGAACTTCGCCCCCCTGCGAACATGATCAAGCGATCCGCCGCACCTGGCGCACAAGACCTGAAGCCGCTCGCGAGGCGGGAGAGCACATTCGGTCAAGATCGCCAGCGCTTCGGACTGAAGCTCATCAAGGCCGATGATCACCGCCTTGCCCGCGAGCAGGCTCACGGGAATGCGGACGGCCCGCTTCGCGGCTTCAGCGGCCTCTGGCGTTCCCAGCCAGGGATGCAAGTTAGATTCCACTTCTAATTATCCGTCCGTTCATGTGAGTTTTTGGCTGGTCAATGACGTAGAGAACAGGACAGTATCCGGCGGAAGTGTCGCTGTAAGCCCCGCTCTACGCCGCGTGATCACCAGCTATTTACAGACATCGATGGACATTCCGGCGGAAGCCGGGTTCCGCAAGGAATGCGCGCACGCCTGTGATCTGGCCCACGTCCATCTCTGGTTACTTTTGGTACGCGAAATATGCTGCAATCCGCTATGAGGGAATGACTCATTGCGTACGGGGGCGAAACCGCCCAGGGCTACGGCGCCCGGATGGACTCCAGGGTGACCCGATGGTGACAGGGGCACGTGGCCGGGGCTTCGCAGTCTTCATGCCGCTCTTCAGCCGCGAGCAGGAGGAACTGCCGGTTACCGGGGAGTACCTGCGCCTTCGCCTCGGCAAGCAGGTTCCCCCCGGCACGGCAGGGCTTGCAGATCAGAGGTCGCCACGGCGGTCGAGGTCCTGAATCCAGGACGCCGCCACCGCCATGACCTGGACCAGTTCGGCGCGGAGCTTGTCCGGGTCCTCCTCGGCGAATGCCTCGAAGACCTCTTCCCGCAGGATGTGAACCCAGGTGAGCCGGCCCCCGGCAAGCGCGGCCTCGTACTCGGCGTGAGCGTCGATGTCAGCCTGAGCCCATTCGTTCGCGTCGGTGCCGCTCGGCCGCTCCTGAAGCCCCCAGCGCCGGAGCTGCCGCTCGCGCTCCTCCCACACGGCATCGACGATGCCGCCGGACGGCCCCCACTGGCTGACCCCCCAGTACCGGCCGTGCGCCTCGGTGTACTGGGCGCGGGCGGCCCTGCCGCGGCTGGCGATTTCGATGACGATGGCGTCGGTCAAGTTGCCTCTTTCTCGATTTTCCAGAGCGTTGTTTCCGCGCCCAGGAGGTTGAAGACGGCGGCGGCGGCATGGTCCTCGGACCGATCGCCGCATAGCCACTGCATGAAGTGCCGGAAGGCGGCGGCGCGGAAGCCGGTCAGCTCCTCCGCGCCGCTCGCCAGCTCCCAGTTCCGTTCCTCGTACTTGGCCGCCCCGCGGGCGAGAAGCTCCGCGCAGCGGGTAAGGAACTGGGCCTCGTACGGCACGCCATCGGGAATGAGCAGGTCGAACCGCGGCTTGCCGGCGCCGGGCTCGCGCATCATCCCGGAGGCGTAATGGCTGCGCTCGCCGTTGTCCTTGGTGACGAACTGATTCACGTGCTTCCCTGTAAAGGCTGACGCGGGCTGTCGGCGTCATAGGTGCTGTCGCCGGGGTGCCAGGACTCCGCGGCCTGCGCCCATCCGTCCCCGTGCGGCGTCGGCATCCCGAGCTCGCGGCGCGACAGCTCCGCGACCTCCTGACCGAGAGGCGTCCGGCCCCGGTACTTGTAGTGACCGGCGCTGATGTCGACTGCCGGTTCAGGCCCGAGGATTCGCATGACCTGAGCGCCCGTGCGCGCCTGCTCCAGCCACTCCCAGATGCCGTATTCGCAATCCGCCAGGTCGAGCCCCTGGAACGGGTAGTCCTCGACGCCGGGCCTGCCGCCGTGCCCCTCGCGGCTGCGGTAGACCGGAATCGAGCCGGCCCGGAGGAACGCCCTCACGTCATCCCCCCGTTCCACAGAACTGGCCTGCGGAGGTACCCGGAACGAGCCAGGGCCGCGCGGAGAAGTTTGTGCTGGATAACGTCCCCGACGACGCGCCTCTCCGTCTCGGCCAGCCCCGCGGCCTCCAGGCGGTTCGCCGCCCTCCACTTGGATTGCGTCATGTGGTGCTTCGCGGCTCCGACGCCAAGCAGGTCGGACAGGGATTCCTGGCTCTTGCTCACGCCCTTGAAGCCGACAAGGTGAACCTTGGTGTCGCTGACCAGCTTCGGGCCAAGCGGGCGAAGCCCGGCCTCGATCATCGCGCCGTTGATGACCGGCAGGTCATGCATGAGGACGTAGTGGCCCGTCACGATGTCCGCCTGGTCGTAGGCGGCACGGAACCGGCGGAGCATCTGGGCGACGGTGAGCCTGCCGAGCAGGTGGCACCTGATCGTGTCGTCCTGCTCGCCCGCGAACCCGTAGGCGATCGCGGTTATCTCCGACGTGGTGAAGTCGCCTCCCAGGTAGGAAAGCGGCCGGTTCTCGATGTCGAAATCGAGAATGCGCGGCGCCCGGAAAAGCAGCGTCACACGTTCTCCTTGAACGCCGTCGCCACGTCGAGCGCCAGCGGCTCGCCAGTCATGAGCGCCCGGTCGATCGCCTCTTCAACCTGCGGGAGCTTGCGGGCAATCTCCTCGTCGGCCGCCAGCGAATGCTTCAGGCGGATAGCGGACCGCCAGGACTTGAGAGCCTGCGCCCGCTTCACCTCGAATTCGTCAAATGGTCGCCTAGCCACGGATGAACTCCTTAATCCCGCCATGCTGGAGGTAGGTTTGGTTGACGTCCCCGGGAAGCTTCACCAGCCGGGCGGATGCGAACCGGTCAAGAATCTGGGAAGCGAGGCTTTCGCCGGCGTCATCAGGATCAGCCAGGACCCATATACGCTGATAGCCTACGAACAGCTCGTGCCAGTGCCTGTTGCCCGTCCACTGGGTTGCCCCGGGAATTCCGACAGCCGGCACCCCGCACAAAGCGGTTGCGACGATGGTGTCGAGCTCGCCTTCGCAAACAGCGATCTCGCCAGTCTGGTCCGCCGCATCGAAAGCCGCGGTGTTGAAGAGGTGCTTCTTGCCGGCGCCGATGTACTTGGGCTTTCCGTCATCGAGCCTCCGGTAATTGAAATGCGCCACGCCGGAAGGGCGCAGGTAGGGAATGCTCAGCCATCCGCCGTGGATGTCATCGCAGATTCCCAAGAGGTATTGGTCAACGACCTTGCGCGGGATACCCCTGCCCGCGAGATACTGGATCGCCTCCTTGGTAAGGCCGGCGTGGTACCGCTCGGCCGTGGCCTGCATCTGACTCAGGGCGGCGCGGTCGAAGCCGCTCAGGCGACGTCACCGTCCCGGACCCGATCCCGCTTGGAGCCCTTGACGGCGGCCCGGAGAAGGCCGTAATGACGCGGGTACACATGCAGGCTCATGGCCTGCCAATAGATCGTGCCGAGCTCCAGGAACGGCCAGTCCCGCCGAAGATCGGCAATCACGTACTCGGCGGCGTATACCTGCCAGGCATAGTCGTTCCGGTAGCCGAACACGACGTCGTTCGACCGCATCTGCACAGTGACGTCCAGGCGCTGAAGCACCGGGTCGATCGAGTACGCGACGGCGTTAGTGCACATGAAGTCCTGGCCGGTGCCGCCGAGCTTCTGGTCCAGGTGCATGGACGGGCGCGTGTAGATGGCGAGCGCGCGGCGGCTCGCGTAGTCGCGCCGCAGTTCCCTGACCACGTTCGCGAACTGGTCGCCGTTCTCAGCGGACCAGAACACCCAGCCGTAGTTGCTGTTGACCCGCCCGTCCTCGCTGGCCGTCCGCCGCCACATCAGCGGCACGCCGCCGGGAATGTCATTGATGCTGAGCGACTGGCTTTCGTACCAGTCGAGCTCGTTCCTGATGTATTCCTGGTTCGGCTCGCCGATGATCGCGGGCGCGTCAGCGATGAAGCTTGCCGCCTTGATCTCGATCATCGGCCGGAACGGGTTCTCCTGGTAGCTCTCAATGAGAGCGGCGCGAATGTCGGCAGTCCTCAAATCCTCGTCCTTTGCCGCTAGAGGGGAGGTACGTCTTTACCTGTAAAGGCTGACCTAACGGCACCCGCAGGCATCCGGGCAGGCAGTAAAGAACCATTCGTTATGGCACGCGCAATGGCATTCGCCTAGCGGCGTCTCCCGTGCTTCTTGCGGACCAGCTTCGCCCGGTCCTTCGTCCGCCTGGACGTCAGTTTCGAGCGCTGGGGGGCGGCATCGGCGTCCGGGATAGTAAAGGCAGAACCGCAGAATTCGGCAGCCCTCGCCCGTGCGGTCGCAAAGCCGCACCGCTCGACCTCCTGAATCACGTCATAGCCGTCGCCGGCGATTCCGCAGCCGTGGCACCGGAACCGCTGGGCCGCGGTGTTGTAGGAACCGGATGCCGCCCGGTCGTCGTGGAACGGGCAGCGAACCGGCTTCCAGCCGTGGGTTTCCTCGTCCAGCTCGATGTGGGGCGCCAGGCCGCGGAGCACGGCGACGATCGACGGCTTGGGTATCGGATCGCTCACGGCTTGGGCGCCTGGATTCGCAGGGCGGGCGCGGCGATCCGCAAAGGCGGGGCGGCAGTCCCGTGTCTCTGGTGCATCTGTTCCTGAGCAAGCGCCTTCGCGCGCTGTTCGGCCTGGAGCTGCTGAAAGGTCTTGCGCGATGCCATCGATTGCCTTGGCGGCCGCTCAACGTCAATCGACATGACTTTCGCGCCAAGGGCATTGATAACGTTGGTCACCGGATCGGCATCGTTATCCCAGGGCTTGCGCTCTCTTTCGGCCCGCTTCCTATCGGCCTCGGCCATGTCCTCGTCGGTCATGTAGATGATGGTCGGATCGGACAGGTATTCGAGCAGTTCGGCCGGGCTTAGGGGGACCAGGCCCTTTGTGCCGCAGTTATTGAAGCGGAAAGACATCGCGCCTTTCGCTGTGCGGCCTACAACCCAGGTGACATACACCGGCTGGGCTAGCTCGTCGCTCGGGTGGTTGAGCCGCAGGGCGACCGTCATTCCCGGCTTGCTGAGCTCCCAGCCGTGTTCAAGCGCGGTGTCGATTACCTTGCGCGCCGAGATCGGAAGGTCCTTCGTGAGCGCTTCGGCCAGGTCCGCGAGGTCGCTCACACGCGGCCCCGGTACTCGTAGAGCAGCACCGCGCCGTGGCGTATGTACTCGTCGGCCTGCTGCCGGCGCATCAGGAACGTGGGGTCGAGATCGCGCTCAGGCAGCCACGGATACAACGGATCGGCCGGCACGCGGAACAGGAAGGACGAGGGAGCGCCGCCGATGTACATGGTCTCGCCGCCGTGCGGCCCCCCGGTGAAATACGCCGGGAACTCCAGGGGCCTGCTCATGCGGGGAGGCCTTTGAGCGCGTTCTTGATCGCCTTCTTGGGAGTCTTGCCGTGGCCGATCAGGTCGTCATCGCCAAACGACCAGAACAGCGCGGTGTAGCGGGTGTAGTCGCCGTTGGGCCAGAGGCGGAATGACCATCCGCCCCCGGCCATCTTGAGAACTTCATCCATGCCATTACCTGTAAAGGCTGACAAAGCAAAAAGCTTCCGTCGCCGGGGGCTCTTGCTATGCGGCCTCGCTATGCCGCATTATCTGAAACGGGGGTTCGGCAAGGTACCTGATGGCTCGCTGGAATGCGGCAGGGTCGTCTCGGAGTTGCCCGAGAAGCTGATTACACCTGGAACAGAGTAGGCCCCTGATACAAGCAGAGCAGCCCGTCTTAGGGTCATGTCCGCCAGCCGGGCACCTATGGTTGTGATCGACCGCAAGGCGTTTCGTCCTCCCTGTCGCCCTGATGCAGATGGCGCACTTCCCAGCTTGAAAGCTGTAGCAAGCCCAATACTCTTCGGGTGTGATGCCGTAGTTCCGTTTAAGCGCATAGGCATGGTTCTTCTCGCTCCGCGCCTTCAGGGCCGCCCGGCCCTCCTTGGTTCGCCGGTAATCCTTGACCGCAGCGGTATTCCGCTCACGAGCGCCCGGCTTCGCCTGGCTCGCCTTAGAGCCGCGCAGGATGCTCTCAGGAGTCTGGTGTCGACCGGTATGCCCCGTGGCCCTTCCGCATTGGACGCCGGCGCGCGGCATAATCACGGGGCATTGGACCTTTACGCGGCTGGCTCCCAAACTACCGGCCCCCGTTGTTCATCTTGAATGCCTTCAGGTAATCCGAGGCTGGGGAGAACGAAGTCGCTTTCTCGGTCACCTGCATGTTGCCGGGGTTCGCCTCGAACACCAGCGGGCTGGCCGCCGTGGGGTCGGTTGGGCCGCTGGAATTCTTTACTGCCGCGATCTTGTATTCGAGCGAGTAAGGGTTGTAGGCGACCGAGAGAATCAGCCGCGGGTACTGGCTGATCTTGCCCAGGATCGCGGAGCGCGGAAGCGGCTCGGTGGTCGGCTCGTCCCGGGTGTGGTGAGCGCAGATGACAAGCATTTCGTACTTGCGCGCCATCATGTCGAGTTCGAGCGTGAGCGCCTTCAGCGTCGACCATTCGTCATCGTAGCCGCTGGTCATATTGCCGATGTTGTCGACCACGACGACCTCAGGGGGAATGCCGTACCGCTCAATATAGGCGTCAAGCTGGAGCTGGATATCGTCCAGTGATTCCGCCTTGAAATCGGTCTGCACGAAGGCGAGCGATTCAAGGGCCGCTTCGGCTTGCGACGACCCTAGATCCTGCTTCAGCTCCAGGAACGATTCATCGAGCAGCGTCGCCGCAAACCTCGCGGCCGCGGTCGCCTGGTCCTGGTCGAGCAGGAAGGTAAGCGCCGGCCGCTCCCACCTCGCCACCAGGTTCGAGATCAGCAGCGACTTCCCCGCGCTCCCGGGGCCGACGACAAGACAGAGCTGAGATCGCCAGAAACGGACGCCCGCCTGTTCGAGTGACGGATAGAAGGGCGTGGGTAGCTGCTGGCCGGTAGAGCCGCGGTTCTTCGCGGCCATGCCGAGGCTTTGCAATCAGCTTTCCTTCAGGGATTCGAGCTTGGCGACAATGCCAAGCAAGCTGTCCGACAGCTCCAAGCTGTAGTCCAGCCTGCCCTCATTGCCGATAACATCGCCATAGGCGTTGACCGGGAGAAGCGTGACCTTTACAGCAGCTCGCCATTTGACTGTGTTCTTGCTCTGGGCCATTAGCGCCCCGCATTCATGGAGCGATGCTCGATGTAGGTCGAAAAGCCGACCATCGCCGAGATGCCGGCGATGAAGCCGATGATGATTGCGCCGTAAATGGCAAGGATGATCTGCCAGAGATGCATGTTTCTCCTTCGTCGGTAGAACCGGGCGGGCCATCGGGACTCGAACCCGGAATTCCGCACGTCTGCGGCGGCGTTGCCCTTACGCCCACTGGCCCTATGGACCGGGGGACCTGCCGGGAGCAGTCAGCAGCAGGTCCCCCGCGCTTGGCTAGAGCAGGATCAGGGAAATGATCAGGCTGATAAGCCAGTCATTCCAGGCGTGAAGCGCAGGGAAGCCGTGAAGCCACCAGAGCAGCAGCCACAGCAGGATCACGCGGCAGCCGCCATCTCGGCCTCGGGACGCGCGTACGCGCCCTGGAACACCTTCGCCCTGCCGTCGTAGCCGGTGAACGTCAGCGCCAGGTCCGCGCCGATCTCGATGTCCGCAGCGCCGGCGCCCTTGACCGCGGCTGCGATAGCCTGGAGCATCCGCTTGCCCTGCGCCCACAGGGTGACCCTGGAGCTTTCGTCGCCGGGGGTCAGCTCCATGGTGATCCGCACGCCCATGACCGGATCGCCGCTCGGGAAGAACTTGAGGTCCTTGGAGCCGAAGACGGTCTCTTGATAGTCCTCGGTGGCCACGATGCGCCCCGCCACGCTGTCCCCGATGCTCTTGAACGAGACGGACGGGTACTGGCTGCCCGAGGTGCTCGCGATTACCGACATGCAGTGTCCTTTCTGTTGGGGCCTTGCACTGGAGCTGTAAAGGCTGACAAGAGGCGCTACGCCGCCTTCGGCCTCTCGGTCTTGAACGGCTCCTGGATGACCTGTTCGGCGTCGAAGCGCCGCCAGTCGAAGATGCGCTTGCAGGCCAGGAAGGCCTCGAAGGCTTCGGCTTCGCGCTCTAGGCGGTGGAGCTTGACCGACATCGGGCGGACGTGGATAACGCCCAAGATGTCGCCGGGGGGCATCGGGAGCTCTGCGCCGCTGGCGTCCAGAATGACGTCTGCGTTTGCTATCGCGGCGGTCTGCATGGCGACCTCGGGGTGTATCCGCGCGCCGGTCTTGGTGTCCACGATCCAGAGGCCATCGGCGGTCCGCCACATCAGGTCCCCGGTGCCGGCGTAGCCGTGCCCGTAGGACCAGACGGTGTACTCGGAGCGGATGACCTCGGGGCGGAAAACCTCAAGGAAGTGGGCGAACTGGGCGAACATCCTGACCGCGGTAGTCGACGTGAGGGGCGTGGCCTCTTCGTCGCGGATCAGGGCGTCGATCGCGCTGTGGACCTCGTCGCCGATGGCCGCTGCTGGATGCGGCTGGTTGACGGTGCCTTTGAGCGTCCCGATAGCCACATCGGGGCCGAAGCGCTTAACCAGGTCGGCAATCTGGTCCAGGTGCTCAACGGCGTAGGTCGCCACGAGCTTCGCATAGATCGGCGGCAAGAAGTCCTTCGACATCATGCCGATGATGTTCGTAATGCTCGGCTTGGGAGCGTAAGGGTCATCGGGATTGCCGGCCGACAGCGGGGTGATCTGGCTTGCCAGAATCGTGCCATGACGGCTTTCGGTCGATGTCGCTGCGGCCGGGTGAGCGTAGAAGCGCCCGAAGTTCGTGTTGAAAGAGCCGAGCGGCTGTGTCATGCGGTCCTTTCGTCGCAGTGCCTTGCACTACGGCTGTAAAGGCTGACATCGGCGCCGCCCGGCTCTCCTGGGCGTCAGCCTTTACAGTATAAGTGAACAGGAAATCATGACAGCATGACTCTTGGCAGTATGCATATATGCATGCTCTAGTCTCTTACTCTTACGCTTTAAGGCTTCTAGGTACAGCTGCTCACTGCCTAGAGGCCTACAGGTCGGTATGGCATCCACCGGAACCCAAGAGGTCAACGGGCCATCATTCCTGTCGTGCCACGCGCTTCTAAAAGGCCGGCAGTCCTCATGGATGCTTGCAGATACCTGATCTGGGGCGCGAAAGCATCACGATGGGATCTGATCAAGGGTCTAGGAACTGGAGAGCATGATAGCGGCACTGAAAACGGCTTGCGCTCTCCAGTTCCTGGACATGCTCCGCTAAAGTGCCTGCGGCTGAAGAACGAGCTCTCATACTTAAACTAAAGCTGTCTGCTTCGTCCCAAGGCCTTCAATCTTCTCCCCAAGGAGCTAAAGCTGTTCGGATTGCTTGCCCGGCTGGGCATAGCCGTTCTAACCGGCTTCGGCTCCAAGGTTGGCATGAACATAGCCGGGAGGCTCCATGACTGGATCGGCAGACGACAAGAAGCCCGAGAGGCCGAGCAAGCCGAAGACAGAGAGCCAGGAAAGCCCTGAAGGGGAATCTTCGCCCCGGGTGCTTCACGGCCTCCCGACTCACGGGCTTCCGCTCCGCGAGCAGCTACGGAACCTGTGGCCGCTGAGCGACTGGGAAATCCGGGGCTGAAATGGCAGTCGTCAACGTCACGCTGACTGTCCAGACGACTTGCCACTACTGGGTCACCCCGCAAGCCTCCGTAAGCTCCTCAGGGGGCGGCGTGAAGCTCCCCGACATCATCAGCGGCTACGTTTCCGAGCCCGCGGACCAAACGGCCTCCGTGCTCGCCCTGGAGCTCGACAACGGCTACCTGTGGAACGTCGACCTGCGGTTCCTCGGCGCCGCCCCGGTCCTGTTCGACGGGTTCGCACCCGGTGCCGGCGGCGATCTCCTGGTGCTGCTTGGCCAACAGGGTTGGCAGCCCCTGTAATGCCCCGCCTAGTACCGTGCAGGGATTGCGGCAGGCCAAGTGTTTCTTCGCGCTGTAGGTCCTGCACTGCTAAGCGCCATGCCGAGACCTATAGCAACAGCGAGTATGACCGTAATGCCGGCATAATCAGGCAGCGTACGGAAGCAGCTGTAGCTGTAGGCCTGCCTGTGTTCTGCTGCATATGTGGGCTGCCACTCACTGGTGACATCACGGTTGAACACCTGGTGGCGGTGCGAGACGGGGGCTCCAATGTTCTGGATAACCTCGGCCCCGCCCACGCCCGCTGCAACTACGGGTGGAACCGGCGCAGAAGAGCTTGATTGCCTGCCCGCATGGTTATGCGGCCGCCAGGCCCCCCGGCAGGGTCGAAAGCCCGGAGGGGCGGGCCGGAATCCAGCACCCGCCTAGCCCCTCTCACGCGGACTCGCTTCAGTTTCCGTTTTCCCGGGGCCCGGGTCGCATGAATATGCGGCTCGCAGACGAGATCTGAGGCCTTCGGGAGCCAAAGCAAGGTAGTTGCCCTCCGGAATCCCGAAAGCCCGCACGGCTCGTTCTGGAGCCAACGAGGAGGTGTTTCCGACAGTGCCAGCCCAGCCCGTTCCCTTGGAACGGATGATGGCGAGGTCCACGAACGGGAAGACCCTCGGCGGCCGGGACCTGGAGGTCCGCGACGTCGGCAAGATGGCCCCTGTCCAAGCGCCCCCGATGCCTGAAGGCCTCGGAGACCGCGGGCAACAGGAGTGGCTGAAGATCTGGGAAGCCGGGCGCTGGTTGTGGCCAGACCAGGATTACCCCTGGGTTGAGCAGGTCTGCCACGCGTATGACGACCTGGCGCTCTTCCGCGCTGAGGTCTCGGCCATGGGGCTGACGGTCGAGGGCTACAACGGGCAGACGACGGCGAACCCGCTCATTGCCGAGATGAGGAAGTGCGAAGACACGATCCGCCGCTGCCTCTCGGCCCTGGGCTTCTCGCCCACCGACCGGGCGCGGCTGAAGCTCACGGAACTCAAGGGCGCGCAGGCTGCTCAGAGCCTGGTCAACGGCGCTCCCGGTTCTTCCCCCAGGGTTGCCGACGGCTACGTAGAGGGTGAATGGTAAGTGACGTACACGCCGTATTACGCCGGGGGGTGGAGCAATTCCCCCTCTACCTCGACTCCGATCACCGCCGCTGCGCTCAACTACATGGAAGCCGGGATTCAGGCCGCAAGCGCTTTCTCGCCGCTCGCGACTACCGGCACTTCCGGCTTCGCCCTGGCCAACTCCACCTCGAACATCCTGACCTGGACCGCCCCGAGCGACGGGCAGCTCCACAGGGTCACGGTGTTCGCGTCCATGACCGTCACGTCCAATGAGACCGGCGGCAACATCGGCCTTCAAGTCTACTATCCGGACGGCAATTCGGTCGGGTGGACGATCTTCTCGGGCGGACAGTCCAGCGGCGCGAACTACACCCAGTCCGGCCCCATGCTCACCGTCGAGCCTGGCGGCCTGGTCGCGGTGCAGCAGTGGAGCGCTCTCACCGCGGGGGCCGCGAAGACGTGGCTGGAACTGTGGGGCGGCTGACGTGGCATTGCCTGGTTCCTCTACTGCGATCGCGGAAGGCACACGGTGAACCCGTCATTGCTCGGCGGCTCGGTGACGAGCTCCAACATGGCCGATGAGTCGGGGAGCGGCTACGGCGGGAGCGTGAGCTGATGGCAGTGCGCGCCGACATCGCCGGCGTCGTCAACAACGACGTGTCGTTCACCTTCTCCTTGACCTACAACGACCTTCCCCTTGACTTGACGAGCTTGACGGTGACGGTAACCGTCAAGCCGTCGCAGGTCGCCCCGGACTCCGCCGGGACCGTCTACAGCGTGTCGGGCGGCCTGACGATGCTTTCGGCCGTGGCTGGCCGGTTCACGCTGGCAATCCCTCACTCCGCGACCGCCACTGCGGGCAAACTCCTGGTACCGCGTCGACGTGAGGGACGCCAGCGGCAACGTGAACACATGCATGTGCGGCGTGCTGAATCTCATGGCGGCGTAAATGAAAAAGCCCCCGCCATTTCTGGCGGGGGCCTCAGCGGCCTGGCTCACCCACTGAGTTCCTGCTCGCGGCGAGTGCCAAGCAGCTTGTCGTAAATGGCGACTCCTTCCCGGATTTCCTTGGCCTCCTGAAGCGTTACGACATGGCCGGTGTCACCCCAGAACTCGTCAATCAGGGCGTCCTGGAACATTGAGCACGCTGTTTCAATAGTGAGGTCCTTGACCTCGGAAAACGTCACCCCGTTGCCAACCACCCATGCGGCTGCGCTGCGGACTGCCGTAAGTTCTGCCGTCGTGAGCGTGAGCTCAGCATTTTCGTTCATGCCTTAATTATGGCGCGCCCTGGAATTAGAAAAAGCCCCGCTGCCGCAACAACGGGGCTTCATTCTAGTCCGGCAGCGGAACCGTGAGGCTCAGCGGCTCTTCTGGCAGGATTTCGTAGCACGCACGGATCGCGGGCTCCGCTTGGTCTGATGTCAGCATGAGCAATTCCGTAAGGTCCCGCCGTTTCCAGCCGAGCCGTTCGCACGAGAACGCGCGGCCATTGATGATCACCACGTCGCCAACGCTCAGCGAGCGAAGGCGGAGCGCACGGTATTCGACGGTCACCGGCCCGTGGCCGATGTTGAACATCTCGAAGGCCTCATTTAGCAGATCTCCGTCAGCGGCTTCCGGGCCGCAGTTGGCTTCGTACTGAAAGACCCGCACGAGCGGGTGCCGCTTGTCGCCGGTGGCCTGCTCTACCCAGAACCACCTGCCGTCTAGCTCTACCGGCTCCGTCGCATTTGCCGGGGCATCAGTCTTGGCACCGCCCTTGAGAATGGAATTAAGCCCGAAGCTGGCATCCCGGCTCACGTTGTGGAAAATGCTCACCTTTGGCATTGGATTCACCTCTCTGGAGTTTTGGCGTCCGGCCTAGCGAGTCGAACAAATGAAACAATGCCGCGTACGGCCAGCGGTGTAAGCCCCCTGGAGACAACGCCTTGGCATCGCCCCCGCTCTACATCACCACGCCCCCGAAAGAGGACGTGCTGCGGGGAGACGGGACAAAGGTTCACGCCTTTTTCGAGGCTCGCTGCCGGATTACGAAGGAGTCGCTAGGTGGCCGATCAGGGCAGCTCATTCAGCTCCGGCCTTGGCAGCGATCTCTGTTTTCCATGGTCTACGCCAGACGGGAAGACCTGCGATTCCGGCACCGACGCGCCCTACTGGGGCTACCTCGAAAGAACGGCAAGTCGGCTGTTGGCTCGGGCTTTGGCCTCTACGGGCTCCTCGCCTCTGGCGACGGCGCCGAGGTCTATTCCTGCGCCGCAGACAAGGAACAGGCAAAGATCGTCTTCGGTGTCGCCAAGCGGATGGTCGAGCTAGACGACGAGATGTCAAAGCACATCAAGGTATTCCGCGATGTGCTGGAAGTGCCGGAGACCGGCAGCACGTATAAGGCGCTGAGTTCGGAAGCCTTCACGAAAGAAGGCCTCAACCCGTCGCTCGTCCTATTCGATGAGCTCCATGCCCAGCCTGATGACGAGCTCTACGACGTCATGAGCAATGCCTTCGGCGCCCGGATTAACCCGCTCCTGATCATGATCACGACCGCCGGCGTCAAGCTGGATTCCAAGGGCATGGACAGCATTTGCTACCGCCTGTGGCAATACGGCGTTGACGTCGCCAAGGGCGTCGAGATCGACCCGTCGTTCTTCATGGCCTGGTGGGGCGCGCTCGAAACAGACGACCCCGGTTCGCCGGCCACCTGGGAAAAGGCGAACCCCGGCTACAACGACCTGCTTGACCCCGAGGATTTCGAAGCCAACTACAAGCAGGCAGTGGCAAAGGGAACGGTCAATGACTATAAGACAAAGCGGCTCAACATGTGGGTCGACAGCGCCAAGGCCTGGCTTCCCGATGGCTGGTGGGACAAGTGCGCGACTCTCGGCGATGACGACTGGACTGAGCCGTCTCGCGGCGTCGTACTCGGATTTGACGGCAGCCGCTCAGGAGACAACACGGCTCTTGTCGCGGTCACCGTGGAGCACGAACCGAAGCTGAAAGTTCTCGGCCTCTGGCAGAAGCCGCCAGGCGATGACAACTGGCGGGTGCCCCGCGGTGAGGTAAAGGACGCCATCCGCAAGGCGTGCGCCGAGATGTTCGTTCGCGAAGTCTGCTACGACGAATACCTCTGGCAAGACGCTTTCGAGGAACTGGCCGAGGAAATCAGGCCTAAGGACCCGGAAGCCGAGTCCATCTTCGTCGCTTTCCCGCAGACGTCCGGCCGCATGGCTCCCGCTACCCAGCGGTTCTACGAGCTCGTGCAGAACCGGAAGATCCGCCATTCCGGTGACCCCCGTCTCGCGCGCCATCTTGCCGCCGCGCAGATCAAGACCGATGAAAGAGGCTCGCGACTTGTCAAGGACGCTCGCAATAGTCCGCGCAAGATTGACCTTGCCGTTGCGTCGGTCATGGCAGTGGACCGCGCGGCTTACTGGGTCACCCAGGAAGCTCCCGGCGTTTATAAGGGCGTTCCCGTCGAGAACATTCGCTTCGTCTGGTAGCACCCTCCTCCAGTTCGCTTTCCTGGGCCTTGCCTGCTACGGGCTCTCCCTCGCTTGGCTGCCTCTCGGCCTGATCGCGGGCGGCCTGGCGATGTTCGCCATCCTGGAAGTCCGTTGACGGCGCTGCGCCGCGACAGGCGCGACTTCTACGGCGACCCGACTTACAACCCGTTCGAGCGGCCTTCGATGCCGCTGGCCTCCCTCGCCCTGGACGGCGTGCTCGGCGGGCGCCCGGTCTCTGACTCCGGTGAGCCGGTCGACCCGGTCAAGGGCCTGGCGATTCCCACGGCGTACCGCTGCATAGCGATCATCTCGACAGTGGTCGCCAGCCTCACGCTGGAAGAGGTCCAGAAGAACGGCGACGCCGAGCGCTGGCCGGTTCTCGACGGCCTGATCAGCGGCACCCAGTTCGAGGTCATGGAGCTCATCGCCGCGAGGATCGCCGGCTGGGGCAACTACTTCGCCAAGAAGGTCTTGCAGGGCTCGAAGCTCATTGACCTGGTGCCCTACCCGGCTGGCGATGTCCTGGTGATCAAGGTCAAGGGCAAGAAGACCTACCGCATCAAGCGCCGCAACGAAGACGGCACGCTTGCGGCTGATCCTGGCAAGCCCAACGGCGTCATCTATGACGACATTACCGACGGCCCCGACTGCCCGGTGTTCCACATTCCCGGCTTCGGCTATGACGGGCTTCAGGGGATTTCACCCATCATGCTCGCCGCCCAGACCATGGGGACCGCGATTGCGGCTGACCGGCTTGCGGCCCGTTTCTATTCCCGGGGCCAGCAGCTCGGCGGAATCATCAGCGTCAAGGCGCCTCTTGCCAAGCAATCCCAGGCAGATGCCATCAAGCTCGCATGGCGCAACACCCATAGCGGCGTGCAGAACATGGGTGACGTTGCGGTCCTGGATGCCGAGACCGCGTTCACCCCGATCACCATCGCGCCCGAGGCGCTTCAGTTCCTCCAGAGCCGGCAGTGGCAGGCAACCGAAGTTGCCCGCATGTTCGGCGTTCCCCCGCACCTCGTCGGGGAGCTCGAAAAGTCGACGTCCTGGGGCGCGGGGATCGAGCAGCAGAACATCGGCTTTGTCGCCTACACCATCCGGTCTTACACCGACCGGACTGAGCAGCGGTTCTCCAGGGATTTCGGGACGCGCGGCAAGCCGCTCGAATTCGACCTGGATCGATTGCTCCGCGGCTCGATGATGGAGCGCTTCCAGGCCTACGGCCAGGGAATCGGCTGGGGCTGGCTAACGCGCGCCGAAGTCCGCAAGAAGGAACGCATGAAGCCGAAGCCAGGCCTTGACGAACCGCTAATGCCGCAATCCATGAACGGCGCTCTGGCCGATGGCCCTATGGGCGGTGGGCAAACGATGGCCGGCGCCCAGAACGCCAAGGGCCAGAACCCCAATCCCTCAAAGGACGACGAGGACCAGGACGACAGTGGCAATTGAGTACCGGGCTGTTGAGGCCACTCTCGACGGTGACACGCTCCACGGCCTCGTCACCCCGTTCAACACCGAGACCGAGATTGGTGACGTCACGCGGGACGGCTTTTACGAAAAGGTCAATCCCGGCGCTTTCACCAAGACGCTTCAAGAGCGCGATGTCGTTCTGATCCACAACCACCAGACCGCTTGGCCACTGGCGCGCACGTCAATCAGCGAGGGTGCCGGAAGCCTGAGCCTCACGCCTGATCCGTCTGCCGGCCTCCGGGCTCGCGCGATTCCGGTTCAGACCTCGATCGGCCAGGACGTGCTGAAGCTGGCCAAGGCTGGCGTGGTCCGCGGAATGTCCTTCGGCTTCGAGGTCATCAAGGACCGCTGGAGCGACGACGAGGGACGCGCCTCCGACAAGTACACCGGCACGCACCGGGAAATCCTCGAAGTCCGGCTCCACGAAGTCACGACCACCGCATTCCCCGCTTACCCGACGACCGAGCTATCAGCGCGGGATGCCATTGCAGCGGCTCGCGAGAAGCGGGATGGCAGCGCGACGGGGGAGTCCAACGCTTTTCCCCAAGTTGTCGACAAGCCATCTGCTGAGTCGACCATTCCCGACGTGGCCGGTCCGGATGCGACCACTCCCGATGAAGGCGAGCGAGCGGCCGACCTGCTCGCACTCCACCGCTCACTAGAGATCGGACTCTGAATGTCCTTTGCAGCCGAGCGCCAGGCGCGCGAAGAGCGCAAGACCCTGCTCGACGCCTCCCAGCCGACCATTGAGAAGCTTCAGCGCGGCGAGCGCCTGAGCGTCGAAGAGCGCACCGCCCTTGACGAGCAGCACAAGCGCATCGCGGAACTCAACGCGGAGGTTCGCACCTACGAGGAGGCCCGCGCGCTGTCTGAGGCGGCGTCCGCCTCTGTCGGCTCGACCCCGGCACCCGAGACCGACGCCGCTGAGGCGCGGGAACGGGACTTCTCCGCCTTCCTGAAGCGCGGCACGGTCACCCCCGAACTGCGGGCCGCAGGCGAGGCCTCCGGTTCCGCCGGCGGCTACCTGGTCCCCCCGGGCTGGTGGCAGCGGCTCCAGGTCGCGCTGAAGGCCTACGGCGGCATCGCCAGGGACTTCGAGCAGATCGAGACCGAGAGCGGCCAGCCGATGCAGTGGGCGACAGTGAACCCGACCGCGGTCATCGGCACCCTGCTAGCCGAGAACACCCAGGTCAGCACCCAGGACTACACCTTTGGACAGGGACAGCTGGGCGCGTACATGTACACGTCGAACGCTCAGCTCGTGTCCATCCAGCTCGCCAACGACTCGGCGTTCAACGTCGACAAGTTCGTCCAGGCGCGCGTCGGCGAGTCCCTGGGCCGCGCTCAGGCGGCGGCGGCGATCTCGGGCACGGGCTCATCTCAGCCGCTCGGCATCATCACCGCCCTGGCCGCAACTTCCTCGGTCGGCACGGTCAACGGCGGCGCGATCTCCCAGAACGGCGGCTTCCTGACCCTTCAGGCTGGCGGCGCGGTGCAGATGGGAACCGGGTCATCGACCACGGAACTCCTGACCAACACCCTCAACCCGAACACCATCCGGTCGATGATCGCGGCCATCGACCCGGCCTACCGCAACCAGGGCGCGAAGTTCTACTTCAACGACATGCAGGTCCTCGGGCTGCGCGGCCAGACCGACTCCAACGGCCGACCGCTCATCAACCTCCAGGACGGCCTGATGCAAGGCTCGCCGGGGCGGCTCTGGAACTACGACATCGAGATTGACCCGAACATCCCGGCCCTCGCCGCGAGCACCACGGGCGGGCCGGTCTTCGGCCACCTCCAGTCCGCGATGGTCCTCCGCACGGTCAACCAGGCGGGCCTGCTGCGCCTGACCGAGCGGTACGCCGATTTCCTCCAGATCGGCTTCATCGGGTTCGCGCGCTGGGACATCCGGTCCAACGACCTGCGGGCCGCCGTGACCGTCAAGGCCGCCGCCACCTGACCGGCCGCGGGCGCCCAGGCTTTCCGCCTCCCTGGGCGCCCGCCCCTGGTCTGGTCCAGAGGTTCGAATCCTCCGGGGCCAGCTAGACGTCCTCCCCCCGATTCCCGTGTGGCCACGGCTCGTTCTGGAGCCCTTTACGGCCGTTCTGAGGAGAACCGTGGCCATCACTTCCATTGCGACCCTTCCGCAGGTTCGCAACTACCTCCGCATGCCGAACCCCAGTGCCCCGAGCGGCGACGACGCCACGCTCCAGATCTTGATGAACGCCGCCCAGGCGACCATCGAGCGCCAGATAGGCCGCATCGTCTCGAAGCGCGTCCGCGCGGAGCGGCACGACGGCGGCAAGTGCGAGCTCTGGCTCCGCGAACTGCCGGTCCTCTACATCGAGAACGTGCAAGAGGGCTGGGGCTACTACGACTGGAACCTGGACGACCAGGAGGCCAACTCCATTCCGGCCCTGAGCATGTGGGCCTTCTCGCTCGACAACCCGCAAGAGGGACAGCTCACGCGGAGAGCCCAGGGCAATGTCGCCGTTCCGTTCGTGACCGGCAAGAACAACATCCGGGTCGATTACGTCGCGGGGCGCACCGAAATGCCGGGCAATGCGGTGCTCGCATTCCTGGAGCTCTGCGCCCACTGGTACCGGTCCAGTCAGCAGCGCACGTCGAATTCGGTCGGCGTCGGCTTCCAGCCTAACGCCGTGATCAACCAGGACTTCACGCGCTCGACTGGCGTCACGTCAATTAACTTCGGCGTGCCGACGGAGATTATCGCGCTCCTGGACGACGACAGGCGGAGGCCGATAGTTGCCTAGCCTCCCTTCGGGGACTGCAATACCGCTCGCTCTTTCCAACCTCCTGGCGATGGCCACTGCTGCATTGCCGCAGGGGACCACTGTGTGGTTTGGCGAGGAATTGCCCGCGTATTCCGCTCCCCTTACATTTCAGATCACCGAGATTACTGGCGACCAGGAGCCCGCAGAGCTCGGCAGTAATTACCGGCGCGAGGAGAAGTTCGCGTTCGTCTGCTCCCTGATCTCCTACCAGGGCGGGCCGCCCGACTTCACGGCGATGCTGAACGGCCTGATGCCGAACTTCATTCTCCTTTCCCAGGCCATTGCCAATAACCCCACGCTCAGCAGCGCAGTGCGGTTCGCGCAGGTCGGGAACTTTCACATCTCGTCCGAGACGGATTCCAACGGCCAGGGCGCAGTGACTCTCGATTTCAGCGTGCGCTGCGAACAGCGCGTCACGTCGCTCAACTGACTTGGAGCCCAATGTACGTCAAGTGCATCGCGCCTTTCGGCACGCACGCAATCGGCGATGTCACCGAAATTCCGGACGGCAGCGAGGTCTCGGAATTCTGGTTCGCCCCGTGCAATGCGGACGGCAGCGATATCCCCCCGGTTCCCGCGTCCCCGGCCGGTGACGGTTCCGGCTTTCCCCCCGCGGCCTGAGGAGCCAGCTAGCCCATGAGCAACATTTACGTCAACTCCGGTATCGGCGCTCAGCTCGTCATGATCCCGGAGACCACTTACGGCCAGGCCCCCGCTTTCACCGGCCCCACTCAGATGCCGTTTGAGTTCGACTCTGAGGGCTTGGAATTGAAGAAGGTCGTCGCCCAGGGGAAGGGGCTCCACGCCGGCGGCGTCTACAACCGCGCGGCACGGCGAAAGCTGACGAATTACGAGGCAGCCGGGCCGCTCAACATGGACCTCGGCACGCGGTACCTGAATCAGCTCATCATGCAGATGCTCGGGTCCAAGGGCCAGGCCAACGCGACGCTTACCCAGATGGGCACGACCGGCGTCTACAAGTCCGTTCACGCTCCGGGGTCGCTGACCGGCACGAGCATGTGCATTCAGAAGGGCGTTCCGAGCGTCGACGGAAGCTCGCCGAATCCCTTCACCTATGTCGGCATGAAGCTCTCCGACTGGCAAATCTCGGTGGCGACCGGCGGGATTGCGAAGCTCAGCACCGCCTGGACCGGGCGCAACGAACTCGGCGGCCCCGGCAACGGCGATCCGCTCAACGTATCGGTTCCCGCACTCGCGTCGTTCGCTGAGGTCAACACGGCGGATGTGTTCTTCTTTCGAGAGGCTGCGGTCATCCTCGGCGGCACACCCTCGACCACTTCGGGCGTCACGACCATCACGGGCGGGACTACCGCGGGGAACATCCGCAGCGCGAGCGTCAAGCAGACGTTCAAGTACGACACGAACCGCTATTTCCTCGGCGGCAATGGCTTCAAGGGCGAGCCGATCGAAAACGATTACCGGACCATCGGCGGGTCGTTCGAAATCGAGTGGCTTAACGCGGAGACCATGTACGCCGCGTTCGCCCAGGACACGCCGACGTCCCTTCAGCTCACCTTCACGGGCGGCGTGATCGGCACGAGCGGAACCAACACGCAGCTCTTCTCGGTCCTCGTCCCGGTGATGTACCTGGACACCGAAGCACCGAAGATCAACGGCCCGGCGGTCGTGGTCCAGAAGTGCGCATGGACCGGCCTGGACGACGGCACCAACAACCCGATCCAGGTCACTTACCAGACCACCGACACGGTGTAATGGCACGCCGCCGGAAGCCCAGGTACCACAAGAAATCCGGCGTTCACGCCTCGCCTGTCGGCCAGGACCCGAAGGGAGCCGGGGGGACGCGCGAATCCGTCCTCCTGGCCGCCGAGATCGTTGCGGCCCAGGCGCGAAGGAACGCATCGGCCTTCTCCCAGCGAATCCCCGCCGCGACCTATGTCGCCCCGTTCGATGAACAGCAGGCCGTGGTGTTCACAGACGGAGTGCTGGCACCCAATGCCGCCCCGTTCGAATTCGGGGAACGCCATCCCCTTTTCGGCAATGAGCGGTCCTGGTGGCCGCAGCCGCTCCGCCCCTACATGAACCGGGCAGCGAGCAACAAGCGAACTGTCCAAGCCGCATCCGAAGCCTACGGCGCCCGCGAGGCCGAGCTGCTGGCAATCGAATTCGGCTTTATCGAAGACGAACCTTAAACGCGAAAGAGGCGGAAAACGAATGGCACTCACGGTTACCTATGAAGGCGTTGCGCGGGTTCTCGACATTGAAGACATGGACACCGACGAGGCTCGGGCAATGGAGCGGTTCGGGGTCAAGAACCTGAAGCAGCTTGACGAGGGAATCAGCGCCGGCGACATTGACGCGCTGACCGTTGCTTTCTGGCTGATGCTGAAGCAGAACGGCGAGCCCGGCGTCCGGATCGACCACGTGAAGTTCAAGCCGGTCAAGTTCGTCAAGGCGCTTCTCGCGGCCGTGCCGACCAAGGACGCGGAGGCCGACGAGGGAAACGGCGAAGGGGACTGACGCCCGAAGCGGTGCGGCTGCGCACCGCAGGCATTACGCGCCTGCGCGATGAATACCTGTTCGCGCTGGCGCACCTTTGCCACGTCAGTCCCAATGAACCCCTCAAGCTGCGTGACCTGTTCCGCCTGGTCATCGAGATTGACGCCTACGTCACTGCCAATAAGGAGACAGGAGCTTAGCCAGCGTGGCCGGTGGTGGTAACAAGTCCGTCCGCCTCTATCTCCTCGGCAACAACCTCGACGCCAGGGAAAAGATCGATGCCATTGAGCGGCGGGCTGAAGAACTCAAGGAGATGCACCCCGAGCTGAGGTTCGGGGTCGAGACGGCGGCGGCTCAGGAAAAGCTCGCCATCATGCGCGCCGAGCTCCGGGAGACCGGCGCGGCCGCAGAGGAAAGCGGCCTCAAAATGGAGGCCTTCGGCCGCGATGCCACTATTTCGTCCGAGACCATGGCAAAGGCCTGGGAGGTCGCGAAGCTCGCTATCCTGGGCATCGGCGCCGCCCTCGGGTTCGGCATCTACAAGGCCGCCGGATTCCAGCAGCAAATAGAGCTGATACACACTCAGGCCGGCGTGTCCCAGGGGGCCTTGCAGTTCCTCGGCAACGGCGTGCTGAAGCTAGCGGGGCAGGTCGGACAGGCCCCCGATTCGCTCGCCGAATCGCTTTACCATGTAGAGTCCGCGTTCGCCTCGATGGGCATTACCGGCCCCAAGGCGCTGAGCCTCGTGAAGATCGCGGCAGAAGGCGCGCGGGTCGGCAATGCGAACCTAGTCGACGTTACCAACGCCCTCGGCGCGGCAATTGCCTCGGGAATTCCCGGGGTCGAGAACTACAGCCAGGCGATGGGCGCGCTGAATTCCATCGTCGGCAGCGGCGATATGCACATGCAGGACCTTGCCGAAGCCATGGGCACAGGAATGCTCGCTGTCGTCAAGGGCTTCGGGCTGAGCCTTAACGACGTCGGCGCGGCGCTTGCGACCTTCGGCGATAACAACATCCGCGGAGCGGATAGCGCGACTGCCCTGCGCATGACCGTGATGTCCCTGGCGGCACCTGCGGCAGCCGGCAAGAAGCAGCTCCAGGAGTGGGGCATCACCGCCGGGAACCTGTCCGAGGACATGAAGAAGCACGGGCTGCTCGGCGCCCTCGAACACCTGCAAGCGCTATTCAAGGCAAACGGCGTCACGGCAAAAGACCAGGGCCAGGTCATTACCGAGATGTTCGGCCATAAGGCCGGCACCGGAATCAACGTCCTCATGGACCAGATGGACCGCCTGAAGTCGAAGTACCCGGAAATCGAGAAGGGCGCTGCCGGGTTCGGCAAGGCGTGGGATGCGACCGACCAGACCGTACAGCAGCAGTTCGCCGACCTGAAGGACGGCAGCGAGGCCCTGGCTATCTCCCTGGGCGAGAAGCTGCTTCCATCTGCGCTGAGGGTCGAGAAGTGGCTTGTCGGCTTCGTCAACGGCCTGGAGAACGGCTCCGTTAAGGCCACGGCCATCGCCGGGCTCATCGGGACGGTATTCGCCGGCATTGCCCTTAAGAAGCTCGAAGAAGGCCTCAAGGGCTCCGTTGAGGGCTTCGAGAACCTATGGAAGGCCGGCCAGAAGGTAACCGGCTGGATCGGCTCCGCGGTAACGAAGCTCGGCATTTTCAAGACCGCCCAGGAAGCCGAGACCGTCGCGACCGACGAGGCGGCGGCGGCCCAGGAGGGCCTGAATCTCGCTTTCCTCGGCTCCCCGGTTACCTGGATCGTCCTCGGCCTGGTGGCCATCGGCGCCGGGATTTACGAGCTGTCGAAGCACTCGAAGGCATTCCGCGACTTCTGGATTCATGCCTGGCACGACGTCCTGCGCATTGTCGACGTCACGTTCGGCTGGATCAAGGGCCACTGGCCCTTGCTGGCCTCGATCCTGCTCGGTCCTATCGCTTTCGCGGCATTCGAGATCGCCGCGCACTGGCGACAGATATGGCATGGAGCCCAGGAGGCCTATCACTTCGTGGTGAATGTCTTCGCGGACCTGCGCCGCGAACTGCTTCACCTGGTCTCGGATTTCGGCCATCTCCTGTGGAACGCTGGCGCCAGCCTGATTCACGGGCTCGTTGGCGGCATTACCAATGTCGAGCACCTGGTCTGGGACAAGATCTATTCCATCGGCCACGGAATCAGCGGCGTCTTCAAGTCCGTGATGTCGATCTTCTCGCCGTCACGGGTTTTCTGGGAGCACGGGATGAACATCGTGCTCGGCCTCGTCGGCGGCATCGACGGATATGCCCACCTGGCCGAGAATTCCGTCCGCAATCTCGCTAACCGCGCTATCGGCGCGTCCTCCGGGCGCTTCTACGGCGCTGCGGCGGCGGGCGGGGGCGGCGCGGCCCTCACCGTCGAATGGATCGGCGGCACGGGGGCCGACCAGGAATTCATCACCTGGCTTAAGAAGAACATCCGCATCCGGGGCGGTGACCCCAGCGTTCTCGGCAGGTAAAGGAATGGGCTTTTCGTGACCACGGCTTTCGTCCAGCTCCAGAACAACGCCGGCGCCTCAGCGGCCATCCCGGTTGCGATATCTACCGCCGCAGGCAGCACGCTGGTAGCCCAGGTCACCGCCTGGACATCCGGCAACGCCCCGGTCAGCATAGCGTCCGTCACCGACAGCGCCGGGAACACCTGGCATTTCAGCACAGCCCAGAACAACGCGAACCCCCCGGCCGCAGGGAGCTACGACGCGGCAAAGGGAGGATACGGCTTCGCGGCGCTGGCGTACTGCATCAATGCCTCTGCGGTCACCTCGGTAACCGTGACGCTCAGCAGTTCCACGGTGTGGGGCGAAGCCGGAATCCTGGAGTTCTCCGGGGTTCCGGCCGGTTCCGCCGTTCTCGCGTCCGCCGCAAGCAGCACGCTGGCCTCAGGGGCGACGTCCTACACCACCCCGGTCATCACCACGTCCGGTGTGGCGCTCGCCGTTGCCGCCACGTCAGACTACGGGGAATTCACGGGCGTCAGCCCCGGCTGGACCGTCACCAACTACGGCGACACCATCGGGGCATACAACCTCAATGCCGCCGCCGGGAGCGTCTCCGCCACGTTCACCCAGGCGACCGCCGGGGACGTTCCGTCGTCTGCGATCATCGCCATCGGCATTCCCGGCTTCGACGCGAAGACAGCCGTCCCGCCCCTCCCGTCATCGCATCTCGACGTCCGCGCCGAACTTTGCCTCAACCGGGTTTGGACGGACGTTTCGCCGTACGTCTTCATGGACACCACGTCGATTCAGCGGGGCCACCCCGACGAGTCCACCACGGCATCGCCCTCGGTGTTCTCAGGGGTTTTCAACAACGCGGACGGCAGGTTCTCCCAGGCCTACCCGGGCGGGCCCTACTATCCGTTCCTCGGGCTGAATACCCCGATCCGCGTCTCGGTCCCCGACGCCTCACCGCATATGCGCCTGGAGTCCGATTCGGCGTCGGGGGCCTGGTGCGCCAGCTCATCGTCTTTCGGCCTGTCGTCGTTCGAAGTCTGGATTGACGCCGACCTGGACAACTGGCGTACCAGTCAGGTCCTGGCGGCCAAGTGGCTGTCTTCGGGAAACAAGCGGTCCTGGATCGCCTCGACCACGGCACAAGGCCTCATACAGCTCACGCTCTCCTCCAACGGCACGTTTTCGAGCCTGGTCACCGCGACGTCCACGGCCGCCGTCCCCTGGGTCCACGGGCGGACATCGGTCAGGATCTCCTGGAGCTCCTCGACCAGGGCCGCGACTTTCTACACCGGGTCGCAATCGTCGGGATGGACGCAGCTAGGGGCCGCCGTCACGGGCACCGGCACCGCCTCCACCGCAGTCACGTCTACCGCGCCCCTTGAGATCGGATGGTGCGCGGGAAACGCCGACTACCCCGGTCTTGCTGGCGCTAACGGCAAGGTCTACGCCTTCGCCCTCATCAACGGCACGGGGTCGGGAATCAGCGGAGCCGTGGCGTCCGCGGACTTCACGGCCATGACCGGCGGCTCGGGGACCGCGGCATTCCCCGGTACATCGCTTTTCCCCGGTGCCGCGACCTGCCCCGGAGCAGGCAGCTCGCTCCCGAGCTCCTGGACCGACGGGCAGGGGAACGCCTGGCAGTACGAAGGCACCGCGTACACCGACAACCGCAACTACCGCTTCCACGGCCAGGTGGCGGCGTGGCCCCAGTCCTGGACCCCGGGGGCGCCCAACGCTCTCGTCAGCATCTCGGCGGCGGGAAAGCTCCGCCAGTTGACCCAGGGCGAACCCCCGGGCTTCACCCCGATGTACCGCTACTTCATGTCAGCGGCTGCGCCCCTCCTCGCGGCCTACTGGCCGATGGAAGACCCCGGCGGGGCAACGATGCTCTCG